CGACCTACTCTGGATTCGGTCGAGGGCAACGGACTGCCCTTACGGGCTAATGTTTACCTTCTTCAAGGATTACCGTTTGACGATGGCGTAGATGCCGCACCATTTTCTGCTTGTTGGCGATCCTGATATTCATAACCCTTTTTGTCGATAGCAGGATACCACTTGCCGGAATCCTTACTGACTCGTACACACACCTTCATGCGGTCCCGTGTTGGATTCTGCTCCTGCCATTGCTGAGCAAACTTCCAAAACTTTTCAAGATCAAAGTCTATGTTCAGCTTGATAAAGTCTATGACCTTTTCATGTGGTTCTTGCGTGTACATGCCATCTATAAAAACTGGCTTGTCTGCATCATTCATGCCGCCTTCTCCTTAGTAATCCTGCTTACAGCTTTCCCTACATTTCCATGAGGCATGAGTTCATCACGCTCCTTGGTAGTCCATATCCCACCTTTGGTTGTTGCGACCCATAATGCACCAGCAGTAGCATCGTCAAAGTCCATTACATAACAAGCGGCGGTATCCCAATCTTCATTCTGCATTGCTACCTTGATGTTATAAATCTCTTCAAGGTTTTCTCTAACAGCATGATTATGCTTAACAGCATCATTTGTTGTTTCAGTGTTCATCGCATTTACGACTTCTTCAGCACTGGCATAGGCTACATCACCGCCGTATCCCATAGATGCCAAGGCTCTTCCGAACGCAGATGTTTCACAGTTCTCCATTGCAGATGTTTTGTTGATCCTGCTGGCTTCTCTAAACTCTTCAGCCACACCAGACCCACGAATCATGCCTTGCTCGTCAAAGATTCTGACTTGAGCAACTACTCTGATTTCGTCATGGTGTAAAACTTCTGTCTCTACACCAAACTCTGGATGAGCTTGACGAAATTCATTTACTCTTTGGACAATGAGTTTGTAGTCTTTGCCCTTAATATCTACCACGCCTTTCTGTTTACTGCTCATAACGGTCCTCCTCTATCGACCTTCTGCGAAGTCTAGCAACCTTGCCCCAGGTTGTCAAACCTTTTCCAACAATGCCGAAAGTCCTTGACAGTTGGGCATTGTTCGGCCAAAGTGGTGGGCTCGACCCCGTAAAAAAAGGAGAAGCCAATGCGCGATGAATGGGCTGAGTATCACGAGATGATGGCAAAGCGGGGCAAGCCTGCAACAACCCCGCCTCAGAGCCACCTCAATGGCTCCTCAGAGCAAAACTCTTTACCCCCTACCCAAGACATTGAAGTGCCTAAATCTGCTCTCAGCAGGCTTAAAAGCGCCGCTGTCAATAGCAGACTAGAAGAAATGGAAGAACGCCTCCAACGAGAGCGCGATGTAATCCCTCAGATGATTACGACCGGAACAGTTACCCTTGTGTACGCCCCCAGCGGAGCAGGCAAGACAGTCTGGATACTTGGCAACTTATTCCAATCAATCGACAACGGACTCATAAGAGGCGAGGACGTCATCTACTTCAACGAGGACGATGGCGCTAGGGGTGTAATCCAGAAGGCAAAACTTGGCGATCAGCGCGGCATGACAATGGTGACGCTATCGAACTCCAATGATGCATTACTCAGAAACACAGGCGATGCTCTTAGATTATTAAACCTAATCAGAATGGAAGGAGAAGCTGACGGCAAGATAGTCATTTGCGACACCCTTAAAAAGTTTGCCCCAGTTTTAAACAAAGGAGATATGCGTGAGGTGCTTCATGTGTTCAGAGAGTTTGCAGCATCAGGCGGCACAGTCATATTACTTGGACACTGTAATAAGCACAGGACAATGGACGGCAGGCTCGTATACGAGGGTGTAGGTGACCTCAAAGCAGACGTTGACAATATGTTTGGCCTTGACCCTCTCAACGACAAGTACGCCCCATACCAAGAGCTATTAGTAATTAATGAAAAGGATAGGTCCCAGGTCAGCTTCAAGGGTGGATTCAAGTACAAGCAAACTAGCCAGCTTATAGATTATAAAGAGTCAGTAGCATCTGTTGAGTTTCTTGGTGAGGACGACATTGAGAATCTAACTCTAAGACAGAAAGCACAGATCAACATAGCAAAAGCAAAGGCTCATTATGAAGATGAGTTCTTTTTCTTAAAGGCCGCAATGAAAACTGGCCAGACGTTTTCCCAATCAGATCTTTATCGAATGCTGTATGACGATGATATAAATCCTAACGAGTGCACAAAGAAAACATTGCGAAATTGCATGAAATTACTGCAAGGAAACTACCTACAAATGGAGCGAGTAGGGCAATACAACGCAAAACATTACAAGTGGGTCACATATTAGTTGGCCCCGTTGGCCTCGTTGGCCCCAGATTTAGGGGGCGGGTCCAGATCAGTAAGCGTTCTGGACAGTTCGCGAGAGCTTAGTTCAGGCGTAATATGATGGGCCAACTGGGCTAACTGGGCCAACATATATAAAACCTGGGTTTAAACGCCTCAGCCTATTACTGATTGAGGCAAAACTGCAATAACCCAGTACTGGTAAAGTGCAATTTTATGGGAAAAAGTGGCCTGTTTTCCCCTTTAACGTACTAGCTTAGGGGAAAAGCGGCCTGAAAGCCCCCTTACAGGCCCCCTAAAACAGGGGCTAACTGGGCCAACTGGGCCAACTGGAGAAGCAAATGGATGGTGGACAAGGCTGGATTGTTGATACAACTGACAAACTGGAAGGATTTATTGGCTTTGTTAAAAAGTCATTTAAGGATAACAAACATCACCTGTACTTAATTAAAGATGCAAACAGATCAGTCAAGCAAAACAATGCCATGCATGTATGGTTCAGACAACTAGCAGAAGAACTAAACAATGCTGGACATACAATGCCACATCCTTTTGATGATGACTTTGAACTTTCATTTACAGAAATACGAGTAAAAGAAATACTTTTCAAGCCAATCATAGAGGCAATGTATGATAAAAAATCTACTGCAAAACTAACTACTAAAGAACTAAGCGATGCCGCAGAAGAGCTTATACGGTATCTATCAGAGCACAAGGGGGTCTATGTTCCATGGCCCCAAACAATGAAGGATGAAATGCGATGAGACTAAAAAGGACGGCGGCGGACCACTGGTTTAGTCGTTGTGTCAGGATGCGAAATGACTTTATTTGCCAGGGATGTGGCAAACAATACGATGAAAAGAGTATGGCACTGCACTGCTCTCACTACTTTGGACGCGCAAAGAAAGGCGTAAGGTATGATGGGTTAAATGCTTTTGCTCACTGCTATGGATGCCATCAAAGATTTGGCAGTAACCCTGATTACTTCTACCGTCATTACATTGACACCTATGGCGAGGGCGCTTTAACTTTATTAAGAGAAAAAGTAGAAGATATAACGCTTGGCAAACGCATGACAAAAGAACAAAAAGAAATATCCAGTCACTACAAAAAAGAAGCTTTCCGCATGGAAAACGAAAGGCTAAAAGGAGTTAAAGGATGGTTAGAGTTTGAAAGCTGGGACTAATCAGAATTATAGTTTCTTCTAAGCCAATCATCAGCGGCATCGTTTAATACAGAGCCTTCAGGTGTAACATTTCTTACGCCTCTAGCTCCTTGTTTTACAATCGGCAAAGTTTCATTTACAAGAGTTGATACAGGTTGATCTCCATCAAGAACTTTAACTGCCTGAGAAGCAATGTCCCAACCTCTTGATAATGGAAGTGGGTACAAACCTTCTATTATTGCCTGCAATATGCCAGCTTCTTGAATACGCCCATATTGATAGTCATTAAGACCAAGAGTATTTAACGTAAGAATAGATGCCCAGGCATCTCCATATCCTCTCATTAATCCTGACACAGACATATCGCCATCGCCAAAAATAAACTGCCTGCCTTCATTGATAACTGCATATCCTCCAGCGCCAAACAAAGCATACCTTCCTAAAAACTTTATCGCTTCTTCATGGTTACCTTTCTTAATATTGTCAACAACCTCTCTTAAAAACAAAGCTTGCTGTTTAATTACAAATCCTCGTAAGGCCCACAAAGGTCGCAAATTTGGATGCCTGCCCCAAGCAGCGGCTCTTCCAGATCCACTAATCAACTGTTGCTGGCCAAGTCCGCCAGCTAACATTTCTTCAATAAGAGCGCCACCCTCTTTGCTATATTGTCGCCAATCTATTCCATGTTCCGCCAACTCACTTCGGATCATTCTTAATTCAACTGGGTTAAAATAATGTCCAAAATGTCGTTCTAAAAATCCATTATCTAATCCATCAACTGCCGCTTTTAATATGCCTCTCATTACACCGCGCTTGCCAATTTGGTCAAAAGCGGTAAATAAAGATCCTTTCATTAAGTATTCAGCACTTTTTCTAGTAAGCTCTGCTTGCCTGGCCATCCAGCCTTGCTTGTTAGATATTTGTAGATTTAAAGCATCTGTAAATTCGCCCATTACCTGAGCATCCAAACCCATTTTTTTTAAATCAGGGCTAGGTATCGACTTAAATGGATTAAGAACCTGTAAGCCTTCTGCTACAGCCGCACCGCCATACTTTGCTCCAATCATAGGAACATCAGCAATGTTTAAAACTCCAGACATAAACCCAGCAAGAGTTGTGGCATATGAAAGAGAGTTTGCCGATTGCACAAGAGGATGAGGAGCTTGTCCCTGACCAATAATATTGTCAGCTATTGCATTTCTAGCAAAAAGAGCTCCTTCTTCGCTAATACCTTTTTTGTTTAATGTGTCCTGAAAAGCATCCATAAACTCATCAGTTGTAAGAACCAAACGATCTGCTTGTTTTTCTAACGCCCTCATTTGTTTTGAAGATAATGTGTATCCTGATACTGGATCTGTAACATCATAGTATCCCCGATCTTGTAGGAATTTAGCTTTTTTCAACTTCAATGCAGGCTCAACATCTACAGCAAATTGTTTTTGAAGCTGAGCAAGACGCTCCATGTTAAACAAACGTTGCATGTCACTTATCAATGGATTTTCATAGTCACCTGGATTTGGTCTTTTGGGATCATTCGGATCCAAATATCTACCACGAGTTCTTGTTTGAAATGCAGGATCGTCAAACAACTGAGTCATTCGGGTATCATCTATTCCTCGCTCAGCTTTTATTTTATCTCTTAGCTCCTTTATTAAGGATGAATGAAGAAATGTAATGCCATCATCAAACTCTGCACCATGTACAGGTTTATTAAGCGCTTTATTCTTTTTGTAACTCCAGTTTATATATGCATTGACTACATTGCGCTGGTCTGAGTTCATGTGATCAGAAAGTAATTCATTCAACCGTGCAATAGATTTTTGGCGCATATCTTCTTCTGCTGTCTTGCGCCATTTTTCAGGGAGCTTGTCCCTCATTTTAAAATACTCAGCCAGTTCCTTTCTTGGAATCAACTGACCAGAACCATAATCCAAAAGTATTCCTTTCATTTCGCCGCTTTCATTAATCATCCGCATAATAGGCGGCATGTTGCGAACTAACTTTTGCATTTCTTTAGTTTGCGTAGTAAGAGCTTTAATATCGCTACGTTGGTATCCAAACCCAACTTCGGGGCCTACTTTTCTGGTAAGCATATCGTCTACACCAGTTACTTTATCGTTATAAAAATATGCAGCGGTATCTGTGAGTGCTTCAGAAAACTCTCCAAATGTTTGAGTTGATGCTAACACCTCTCTATCAAGAGTTTTAATTTGCTCTTCAAGAAGTTGACGAGCAGTAACCTCTCTAAACGGAAATGTGTCTGGACGTTCATTAGGAATACTAGCGGTGCTTTGCGTTACCCTTGTTCCCATAAATGGATTGGGCTCTAACGCAATAGGAATAGACATATCCTGCATCATAATAGGAATGTTATTTTCAAAGTCTTTAATAGCTCTTATCTGCAAGGTTGTTAAAGGAACATTATCTAGTAAGTCAAATTGAAATGCAGGAGCTTCACCTGTGGCTTGATTAGCAGCGCGAGGCCCAACACCATCAGGAGTTACGCCGCCAGCCATTCCCCAAAATGCCCTAATAGCACCAGTTTCTTTTACAAACTGTTCGGCTGGATCAAACCCACTGGCATTAGGCCCAAGTTTTCCTTCAAAATACTCTTGAGGAATGTTCATAAAATCATCTGAATCAAAAATTAATTTGCCATCTTGAGTAAACCAAACAAACGGAGTTTGTTGGAAGCTGTCTACTAAATCTGGAAAATTGTCTAAACCAAAAACCCGTGGCAAACCAGCTTCATCAAAAAAATCAGAAGAGCCAACCTGTGGTTGATACTTGGCATTTTTAGAAATTTCGGACATTATTTTTGTGCTAGATGTTATGTCATCAAATCCAACTTGCGAAAATAATGCTGTAGCCCTGGCTTTTTGTATGTCTGCATTTGCTAAATTTGGATCAACAGGAAGCTCACCATCAGCAAGTAAATCAGCTTCAGTTTTAAGCCCTCCTCTGAGTGAGGGTGTAACTGCTAAATCAATAAGCTTTCCTAATGTAGCTCCAAATAAAAACCCAGTTCCTCCTAATGCTAATCTTTGCTCAATACCATCTCCTGAATTAAATCCATAAAATCCAGCATCTATACCACCAGCTATTGGAATTGACTTAACGCCTGCTTTAAACAACAGCGAACCTAAACCATACCCAGTAGGTAACGATCCAATCCCTTCATATAACAAAGCCTGACCAGGATTATGCAATGCAAATTCTGCCTGTCTCTTTCGTATCTTTGCTACTTCTGTTTTATAGTCTGCCTCTGGATCAATCATAGACTCAACAAGAGCACGACCTTCATCATACAAACCAAACGAAACTCCTGTAGCAAGAGATTCTACTCTGCCTAAAGCATTAGCTTCTTCTCTTTCAAGATACATAGATACAAACTTATCAACTTCTGTAACTTCTCTGTCCTTTGCATCTACACCTGTTGATCTAAAAATTCCATACGGCTTAGTAACATTACTTACATCATAGTATTCTTCAAGATCTTGATAAAAAGGACTTTGTCCATCTAATATTCGTGTAAGAGCGTGTTGTCTAGCTGTATTTAATATGTTGACTTGAAATGGATCAGAAGTATCAAACCTTTGGTTTTTATCCATTGAAAGCATAAAGTCTATTGCCGGTTGACTTTGACCAGGCACAAAAAGAGGTATTAAAGTATTAGGGCCAAACTCCTTTACAGAAAATCCAAGGTCAGTAGAAAACTCTGTAACAGTTTCGTTTCTTTCATTTGTAAATGGCCCAAGAAATCCAGATGGAGATTTCAATGACCCATCTTCTCTAACACCAGCAGACAAAATCCTATTTTTGCTATAAAGATCTGGCCGCAAATAAGCAAGAACAAACTCTTCAATAGCAGCTCTATATCCACCAACTTCTTTGTTTGCTTTGTTACTGCCAACCTCATGATGTTGAGACAGCCCAGTATTTAAATCAGGAAAAGCGGCCCACTCTAAACCCATTTGTTTTGCAGTCTGCTGTATTAATCCATCAATATCGTCTGTCCCGCCATTGTCCTTAATGGCTATTCGCATTCTGTTTTCTATAAGAGCATCAGCAAGCATATCTTGCCCCCGCTCATCAAACACAAAACTTGGATTAAATTTCTTTGGGTTTTGTTGCATCAACATATCTAAGGTATTACCAATAATTTGGTATCTACCCATTGCGCTTGACTCAACTCCATAATCATTACGGACCGTTCTTTGTAGCTCTCTAATTTCCTCAAGAGTTTTATTCGTTAAATCAAGCTCCAAACCACCATGTATCACGTTATATGACGGACCTTCTCCGCTAGAAACGTAATCTCTAAATGTAGAAAATCGATCAACAGGACCGCTTGCTAAACTAGTTGTTTGTTGAATTGCCATTTAAACTATCCTGCTGGGTAGCCCATCGTAGAAACCGCTGTTGGAGAAGGCATTATTGTATTTGCTTTTTGTCTTAACGCTTCAGCTTGTGCGGCTCTAACTACTGCTGATGCTCGTTCTACAGTAGCTCTATCTTGATAAAGACGATCCAACCTAGCATTGCTTACTTCTTTTTTTCCGCCTTGCGTTGCTTCTAATCTAATTACTTCCCTTACTGCCTTTTCAAACTGCTCTGCCATAGGTGCATTGGCTGCTCTACGCGCATCAACTCTATCTTGAACTGACCTACTAAATTTTATTTCATTAGGCATTTGCTCAATAACAACATCTTCAATAGCCTGCCGATAACCAATGTTTGGGTCTGCAAGTAACTTAGAAGATAGTTTGTTTAAGAACTTAGTATATGTAGCCTGATCGCTTGCATCATCAGATCTACTTAAACTAAGCAACTCGTCATATATTCCATCATTAAACGTAAACCTTATGCGGTTGCTATCAGGGTCAGAAAAATACATTTGCATTGCTGTATCAGCATCTTGTTTTGCTTGGCTTTCCCTAAATGCAACACTTTTACGCCTTGTCATTTCAGGGTCATAAATGCTTCTAAATGCTTTTACACTGCGCCTTTTAGTAGAAGCACCAGCATTAGGATCATTTATCCCAGCAATAATTAATTCATCAAACATACTTTCGTTATCTTCAAAGAATACTTTTTCTTCTTCAGTAAGCTCTCCTAAAGGACGGCTGTCTTGACCTTCTAATCTAAGAAGATTGTCTATTTCTGTTAAAGCAAACTCCTTCATTAACAAAGGCAAATGATCTGGATCTTCTGCTGGTAAATTTAATCGACGCTCTAATTCTCTTTTTGGATCTTCAAAGTTAGTAACTAAAACAGCAGACAACGACTTAGCGGCTGATGCCAATTGAGAATTTCTTTGTTCTCTTTGCATTCTTGCTCGATTAAAACGGCTGTTATCAACCCCATCTACTAAAGCAGGATAAAACTTTAACGCTGCATCTAAATCACCTTGACCACCAGGGCGGGTTCTTGCTATTTCTATTAGGCTGTCTGTAAGCTCTTGCACTCTCTTTACGTTTTCTGGAGAGTTACGCTCATCCATGGCAAAGTTTGCAATTTCAGTTAGCTCAAGCTCAATATTTTCTTGTGCTGAGTTTAAACTTACATTTTCTATACGCTCTGCTTCATTGCGTATAGCGCCTTCATTGCGAATACTTTGAGCTTTTGCCGCTACATATGCACTTTCACCAGCAGGATATTGGTCTACAAACTCTTTTTGCGACTTTCCTTGAGAAACAGCTAAGTTAGCCGCATTTTGTATGCGTTGTGGTATTTGTGAAATAAGTTGATCTGCCGCACTTAAAGCTCTACCTTGAACCTCAGAGTCCAAACCAGCAGATGCAACTGCATCTCCTAAAAATGTTTCTAAATTTTGTCGAGTAGTAAGTCTTTCTTCTACTGTTCTTTTGGGATCTCGTAACTCTGCCAAAAACCCTTGAATAGTTGCAGCGTTTGCTTTATTAACGCCGCGTTGCTGTGCTTTTTGAGCAGCAGCTAAAAGCTGTGGATTATTTATAGCTCGTGCTCGCTCTAATGAGTAGTTAATAATAGCGTTTGGATCGCCACTATCTGCTATCTTTGTCATTTCTGATTCTTGTGTTTTTGCATCTAATGTTTGCGGCATTAAACCACCAAACATTGATGCTTGGCCTAGCTCGCGTAAATATGAAGGGTTAGCCAAAGCATTTCCTACATTACGGCTAAAGCCAAACTGACCCGATCTTCTGCCAAATAAAGACATTAATTAATCCTCAAGTAAAAATATCGTTTAGCATTTCTATAAGACCGCCACTTTCATCGTCTTTTACAGGACTTAATGCGCCAGCTAACAATCCAGATCCAATAGTACCCATAAGATTTGCCTGACCAACACCAGACTGCAGGAGTGCTTCCAAACCGCCCATAGATGCTTCACCAAACAAACCAGTGCCGTACAGCTGTCCACGTTGCGCTACCTGAGATGCAAGCAAACCTTGACGCAATCCTGCTAAAACCTGAGTTTCTGGCCTGTATGCCGCTTCAAGAGCCTTCAGGCCCATGCCCTGTTCTGCGGCTTGAAGTCCAAGATTTCCTGCTAGCAACCTACCACTTAAGCCAAAAGCATCAGAAGCTAGTTTTGCCTGATTCATTCTTTCTAGTTCAGCTTGCTCTATAGCCATAACTGCAGCTCTGTTTTTAGCTTCTTCTTGAGCTTGAGCCAAAGCTAATTGCTCAGATGTACCACCATACATAGCGGTATTTACACCAAGCCTTCCCTGGTTAAAGAGCCTTTCTTCTAACGCTAATCTAGCCCTTTCTTCTTCTGGTCTTTGGATAGTTCTAAGTCTATTAAATATCCTTTGCTCTCTATCTGCTCTTGATCCAGCAGGAATAGCGCTAAACATTGCATTAGCTCTATTTAAAACGTTCCTGCCGGCGGCTTCTAACCCTGCCGATCCTGACGCATCAGTACCAACAATTGCCCTACGTCTCGCATCTTCAAGTAACTTATTTTTAAGTAACTGTTCGCCAGCACTTAGGTCAGTCATAACACTGCCTTCAGGGCCAACGTCTACACCAGAGCTGAAATACTGAGAAGGCGTACCAGATGTTGAGCCTACTCCTACGCTAAATGGCTTAAACTGAGCATCAGCCCTGCCTAGCTCTCCTATCTCAAGCGCACCTCTTTGAGCGGCTTCTCCAATATCTCCAAGACGGTTATAAGCACTATTAACAGCAGCAAGACCACCAGTAACTGCCGCAGTAGTTCCTAAGTTTTCAAGAAGGCTACTTCCAATATCTAATAAACCGCCTCCTATTCTGCCAATTAAATTCTCATCGCTCATAATGTTCTACCTAATAACGCCAACACGTTAAAGTCCTGTATTGATATTGAATTACCATTAATTTCAGTTTCAAAGCCTACTGTGACAACATTGCCATAGCCAGTGGTGTTAATAGATTTGCGATTAATTACTTCGCCTTCAGTAAACTCACCAACAGTGTATTCTGTCTCTCCATAAAACGCTGGCGTTCCACTTGATGATTGGTAGCTTGCAACATTGCTAGTTAATGCAAAGTCATAACCCCACTTAAGAAAAAGGTTTGTATTAGACCCACCTATAATTGTAGGCCTAATCTTTTTAAGAAACTTAATCTTGCTAGCATCTCCAAATGTTAAACCTGGGCTAGAGTACCTAAATATAAAACCACTGCCAGCATCAGTAGATCCGGTATAAGTGCCAATACCACTTGTGGAGCCTATATACACATCGCCATTTCTATCTCTAGCAAATGATTTAAAGTTAACGCCAGGCCACTTAGTCACTCGATATGACCCGTTCTCTAATACGCCTCGCAAGTCAAAACAGTAAATAAGATTGCTATCTGGAAAGCCAATTAAAAAGAAATAGTTTTCAGGACTATATACAGATGTTAGTGGGCTAGTTTTAGCCGCAATTGTTGCAATTAAATCTTGCTTTACATTTCTGCTCAAATCATTAATAGGCAGTGACTTTTCTTGTATTGATCGACCTAGACTTCTAAGTCCGTCCTGACTGAGAAAAAATAGATCATTACCAACAGCCTTAACTGTTTTCCTATCCACACAGCCAACACCTGGAATTGTGTCGCTCAATGCCATGCTTGCAGGAGAGTCTGCTCCTGAATAGATAATTATGTTTTGTTCGCCAAATACAACAAGTAAGCCATTGTGCGCGGCTAATGCTACAATCTTGTCAAAACCATTTGGCCATACTTTTGCTACGTCAATATTGCCACTAGATCCACCACTAAAAGCATTGCCATCTAGTAAGTCAGACCAATAAATAATTGTGTCATTACTAGCATTACCAGCAATAAATAACCTACCAAAAGCCGCAATAGCCTCATGTGCCTTAAAGGTAGCATTAGTAGCGCCGCCATTGGCTACCGTAAATGTCCTAACCCCATTGCTATTGTCATAAACAAGAGGGTCAAAACCTCTTTGAAAGAAATACGCCTTATCATTAAAGGTTACAATCTTCCAATCATTAGCAGTAATTGTATAAGACCCTGGAGTTGCGTCCGTTAAGGTAGTAGTGCCAGTTAAAATCTTATTATTGCCAGTGCTGAAAATTACTTCATTACCAGCACTGTCATAAAATTCATGTATGTTATGTATATAATCAGAACCTAAAGCTGTTTTATTTGTTGTTAGTACACTATTGCCTTTTCTAGAAGCAAGACGGCCTTCTTTGTCTATTACTGCATTGTCAGCAATCTCAGCAAATGCAGTGTCTTGAGCAATAGGAGAATCTTCAGTATTTATTCCCCTGAAACCTGGACTCATCAAACTTATGTTTTGTAATGCTTGTGCCATATCAAAACCTAAGGAGTATAAAAGATAGTTTCTTCAGGATGTTTTTGTGCATCTAAAGCAATAGCATCTGACAAATGCTTATCAGCAATAGCAAAATACTCTGCTGTAGATGTTCCTCCGGTTTCTCCTCTTTCTCTTGCAAGCAATGCTATAGCCATATGCAACACAGGAGTGCTTGGTATTGCAAGGGTGTCGCCATTTGCTGATAAGGCTACATTTCTCAAAACCACTTTGGCTCGTAATGTATAGGCTTTATCAGGGGTTGGATAAATCTTAATCTGACAATCATCGCTTGCATCTAATCCACTATAGGTATAGTACTGCGGAGCACCTGTAACAGTATTCTGTATATATTCTTTATCATCAAACCACTCTTGAGTTTGATATTCCATTTGCAAATTTGATGTGTCATTAATTAAATTAAGTAACTTGCCTTCACTTCTAAAACCAGTAAGAGAATAAAGGTTATCGTCAGCAGATGTTGTAATAGTTAACGTGCTACGCAGTGCAGACCAATCCCATGCAGTTTCCACAAGATCTTTGGCATCATTAATAAAGTCACCAACCATCTTGCTGTACGCATCTGCAGATACATTAGTTACCTCATCTTCTCGTAATCTACGAAGTACGCCATTGCAAATATCTAAATACGTCATTAAATAATTCCCCTGCCAAACATACCTAAACTACTAAGTTGAGGCATTTGACCAAACTGCGACCGTGCGCTTTGAAATGATCCATTTCCAGAAAGTCTACCAAGCAACTCAGCAGATCCTTGCATAGCATTTTGCTGTGACATTCCACCAAGCAAACCGCCTGCGCCTGTTAGTCCTACTGCGGCATAAACATTAGCAGGCTCAATAATTGGAACTAAACCTGGCCGTTGAAAAGGAATCTCTGGAATAGGTGTTGATAAAATAGTTCCTCTGCCACCTACTCCTCCACCAAAAAGCCCATCGCCATCACCATCACCATCACCGTCACCGTCACCATCTCCATCCCCATCGCCGTCACCGTCACCACTGCCATTTCCATCTCCATCATCATCATCAATGCACTCTGGGCTATTAGCAGTGCTAAAAATAGTAGAGCCTCCTCTACCATCAGCATAACTTGTAACTAATGTTGTCCCATTACATTCCTCTCCAAGAACAACACCTTTGTCTGGATTTGTTCCCCCAGGTTCTCCAGTTCCCCCCGAGTCTCCAGTTTCACCATTGCCTCCACTGCTATCACTAGTTCCATCACCACACTCATCATCATAATCAGCTGAGTATGAGTTGTATTGTGCGTTGTACTCTATGGGGTTGCCGGTTGGTATGTAATCTGCTTTTGGTGAATTGCAATCAATATCTGATGGAATGTTGTTACCACCACCGCCGCCGCCATTTGAACTACCAGTGCCGTTTCCGCTACCCGTGCCTGTGCCTGTACCAGTTCCAGTACCTGTCCCTGTGCCCGTCCCTGTACCCGTGCCGGTTCCAGTACCTGTGCCTGTGCCTGTGCCTGTGCCTGTGCCTGTGCCAGTACCGGTGCCGTTACCACCGCCATCACCAGAACTACCGGAGCCATTACTATCAGGTGCTACAGTTACATTTTTAACGCCATTTGTGCATGCGCCTTCTTCTATAGTGGTTGTTGACCCCCCCTTTCCATCTGCAGTAACTACAATAAGATCATTTACATCACATGATTCACTTAAAACAGTTCCTTCTGCTGGTATTTCAGGAGGATCTTCTGGTTCATTAGGACCGTCAGAAATCAATATAGACCCAGTATTAGGATCTATTTCATTATCATTAAATACAGGATTCCACACATTTGTATCTACATCCCATACCCATTTAACAGGATTTGGATTAGTTGTGCCTCGTACAGCATTCTCCATATCTTCTGGATCAACTTCATCGCCAATTTCATAATCACCATCTAGAATCCAAATGTCAGCATCAGCTCCATCACCCTGTCTAACAATCCATTTACCATCAGATCTTTGGCCTATAACTTCATACTCAGGCGGTAAATCTATTACAACACTTCCTCCATCAGTATCGCCCCCACTACTGCCACCAGTATCGCCCCCGTTACTACCACCAGTATCGCCCCCACTACTACCACCGGTATCGCTATCATCACCACCAGCACCGTCAGCACCAGCATCAGCACCACCACCGCTTTCAGTTTCGCTAGGAACATAAGGAGGAAACGTTACTCTGATTCCATAAGGGCTTACATCATATTCAGACCCAGTAGTCATAACAGTTCCAGACTCAGTATGAATTACGTCGCCATTTTCAAGAACGCTATAAATAGAATTTGGGTTGTATGGTGCAAAATCAAACAATGAATAAGTGACTGTGCCATCATCATTTTTAATACCTAACTCAGAAGTAGTATCATCATTAGTAGTGTCATCATCAGTAGAGTCGCCAGTTAGTCCTCCCGCAACATTAGCTATAGCATTTGCGGCTGCTACCGCGGCAGCGGCATCTTGCAATATAGAAGGATCAACACCTTCACGCTCTATTTGAATCTGCTGGCCACCTTGACCTTGAAAAAGACCCTGACCTCTTGGATTTCTAGGATTAGTTATTTGTGGGCCAACATCAGTCAAGTCATCAAAAATATTTGTGGTAACAAGCATATTCATTATTACTTACCTCTTAGCTTCATGAGCTTATTAGCACCACGGATTCCAAAGCTAGCAGATACCGCCAAAAATAATAAATACTGATACCAATCTGGAAGAGTATCCAAAGCGTCAAAACCATCAGAAACCCTAATAAGAATATCGGGATCATCAATGACAATAGAGTAACCAACACAGAGGAGAGGGATAGCCAAGATAATTGTCCAGAACTCATCCTTCCAGCTATTCGCGGAAGCATCAGCCATCTTTTCTTCCCAGGTGGCTGTATTGCTAATAACTTCCATCTTGGCTTTATGTTTTGCTTGAGACTGCTCATGTCTGTTATCCATCCATGACTTAGCAAGATTAGCTATTGGACCAACTAAAAACTGTAAAGCCATTAGTCATACTCCTTAACAAACCGACCCTTAGAGTCACGTTTTTGTTTACGGCCTGCTAATTGCTGAACTGTGTCAGTTTCCCAAATACGAATAGACACCCAGATAATAGTAAATAGGGCAGATAAAGGTGGAAGAATGGCAGAGATCGTGCCAAGCACAGTGGCAAAACTCAAAGTATCTATAATCTGTTTAGTTGGCTCTTCGATATTCATTCTTTATCCATCACTGCTTTTACAATTATGCTAATTAACCAAGCCGCCGCACCTGTTAAAAGTGCAATCCAGGTTGATTTAACCGCTGTATCTCTAGCTTCCTGCTGTGCATAAACCTCTCTTTCTCGTTGTGCCTGCACCTCTTTCATGCACCTTCGGTATTCCTCTAAGCCTTCGTTCCCATATGCGTACTGCAAAAGAGTCACTATCTCTTTCCGTTGATTTTCAATCCGTTTTTTAGCAGCAAACATCTGTGCAGCTTCTGCCTCAACGGAACGAGAAAAAACAACTTCCTTAAAAGGGTTTGCACGTTTTTTTTGACGTTGACTTGCATACAAAATATCTGATGCATGACCCTGCCATCTAGCTACTACTTGAAAAGTATCCTCTATTGACTTGCCAGCTTCGATAAATGCTCTGACCCCTGCATACGCTTTTGTAGCTGCCGCCGCTGCCGTAATTGGGTCGATCATTACTACACCCCATAATTATGGCTTCTCAGGCCAGGTTATTGTGCTAGGAAAACCAGCTTGCTGTGGCACATTACGCAAAGCCTGCCTATAAGTTGCCATTTCTGATGACATAGTTACATCAGATAGTCCGTAATAGTCTGTATCTTTTAACAAGTCATTTCTTTTATTTCTTGCTGACAAAGCCAAAGAATCAGTATCGGCTTTTGTTTTTGCTGCAAGCTGTTCCTCTGCGGTAACTGTTGTTTCGTTGCCTTCGCTATCGGTAACTGTGTAGTCTTTAAACAAAGCCTCGACTGACCACGCATAAACCCACTGACCATCAGAGTTTTTAACTGTTCCTGACTGGACTGCTTTTTGGTTGCTTTCTACAGATGGAGGATCAGACTTATAAATAGGATCTACTCCAAGACTGTCAAGCGTTGCTTGCGTCCATATGCTAGGCAAAGAGGTATTTTTGTATTTATTTTTTAAGGCAACTGTGTTGTAAATTGCTCCGTCACTTCTATCTCTATAGTCCATTACATGCCTCACATTGTTTTTGTATTGCTACCAAAAAGTGCATCAGTCTGGTTGCTTACACCATCGCCAGACATTCCTGTTTTCATATCAGCGCTTGTGCTAAAAGTAGTCCCAAGACTTGTTACATTTGATCCTGTTGAGCTAGTCCACGTTACGGTTAAATCTAACGTTGTCCATGTAATTGCTAAAGTAACGTCAGTTACATTATCGGTAAGATCATTAGTATCAAAACAAGCAAAATCTTTAGCAGACATTGTTGAACTGCCATCGTTTTTTAAATGCATGATAAAACCCATTTCACCAGCGTTGCTACTATCATCATCATACACCGTGCCAATAACCATAACTCCTGTGGCTGTTGCTTCCATGCTGTGAATTCGAGATTTTACCGTGCCATTTGAGTCCAGTTTTAAAACGTATCGACCAATAAATTTATTAGTGCTTGGGCGGTATAAAGCAAGAGCATTTCCATACGCAAGCCATATATCATCATTTGCGTTTTTCATGGTCATATTGCGATAATAATATTCACCTTGACCAACATTTAATTTGGTTTGATTATCGTCTATATCTGCATGACCAAAAGGATTACCGTTTGTAGTGCCAGAGGTATTCATTTGAAGATGATCAAAAGTAACGCTAGAAGATGTTGGGTTTGCTATGCGTACAAATTTATTTACCTGATCGCGGGTATAATAATAACTTGAAACTTTTTCAAGCCTTCCAAGCAGTGGCTCTGAAATATCACTAAATGCTTTTTTCCACGATAAATTTCCTGACGCTGTGGTGCAGGCATTGTAATCATTGCCGTTAATCCACATCGCCCCATCTTCTAAAATGTCAAAACTTCTAATTGCTAAGACTGCAAAAATAAACCCATCTTTTGACAAACCTTTTCGCCATTTTAATGTCCCATTTGAGTTGTACATCTCAAAAAGACCAGAATATGGATACGTTCCGCCGCTTGCTGCAAATTGATTATGAAGCAACATAAATCCATGCCTGCTATGTGACTTTGCATGGTTTGATGCATAGTTTTGACCGGGCATTGCTTGTGTGCTACTGCCTTGAATTTTTGCTTCTTCAATATATGCAGTATCACTATCAAATTTTAACCACAGCGTTTCTTCTCTACCAGATTGTCCAGTGCTTCCGTTTGTTTCCATGCATACCCAGTTGCCGGTTCTTACATTCTGAGTAAAACTAGAGTTTGGCATAAATACACAGTTTGACTTTCCATTTACAATTCCTGCTTCTGTTAACGCAGGATGCCCATCAGCAGTTGGTGTTAAACGAAAAATCCTATTAGCTCTTGCAGAACCAGCACCAGGACCACTTGTAACATAAGTGCTTGCTGTGGTTTTAGTCAGCAAAAAATTATTGTCATCCACCTTAAGCATCGAGCTAAAACCAACATCAAACTCAGATCGACTTCCGTGAACCATAAAAAAGTAAGGTAAATTAGCCATAGTTGTACCTGAAGAACCTAATAGTTGTAAGACTAGCCTACTCATCCTAAGGCTTGTCCCGCTGTAAAGCCGTAGTAGGTTGTGCCGCCGTCATGAGTAATAAACACAAAGTAATCAACCGCTGATGCTGTGGCTGTCAATGTAGGCGCTGTAGCACTAGGCCAATCTACTGATGCAGGCCACGTTAATGTAAAACCAGATGCACTACTGTCCTGAACAACCTTTAACGTAAATCCAGATACTTTCCCACTAGATGCTGGGTTACTAAAAGTAAACGTAGTGTTTTCTGAAAGAGTGTGGCTAAAGTGTGTGCCGTCTCTTAAATTAACTGTTGTTGCATTACTGCTAGATGTAACTGCGGTGTACTCTTCTGATATACCATTATCAAACGTCACCACACCATTAGCATCTGAAGTAACAAGACCTGATGCCTGAGTAAGTCCTAGCGTATCTGGCAACTTAACCGTGTAGGTTGCCGCCGCACTGTGTGCCGGTCCTTGAACTGTTACACCATGAGAATTACTTTCACAGTTAAATCTAATTGTTCCAGCATTAGTATTTCCATATAGCTCTGTAAATCCAGTTCCATTAGGAAACAACTGTATATTGCCATTAGTATCTGTAGACTTAATGGCATTAGCATCTAATTGAATGTTGTCTACATCTAACTCATTAGCTGTAATTTGTCCTGCCGCACCATAAATAACTGCTTTGCTATTTACTACTGTGTCAGCAGTAGAGCCGTCAACAAGATTAAGCTCTGTAACAGTAGACGTAAGACTTGTAATCTGAGTGGCCGCTATTGCTAGTGCCGCTTGGTGTGCCGTTACCGATGCTTCAGTAACAGACAATGTAGGAATTACCGCCTCAACGTGAGCTTTTACAGCCGCATTTGTTGGTATCTGAGTATCACTATTTGAAAATGTTTCGCTGGACGTAGTAACTGCGCCAGAATCAAGATCAGAAAACGAAACACTTGTTAATACTGCCGCACCACCTACAGTTGCAGATGTAGCCGCAAGCGTAGTAAAGGTTCCTGCGGCCGCAGTATTAGCACCAATAATTGCACCATCAACGCTACCACCATCTAGGTTAGCAGTCGTAATGGTTCCAAGGTTACTTACAGTAGCGCCATTAAAGTTAACAGTTCCACTAGCTGTAAGATTTGTAAATGTTCCTGCCCCTGCTGATGCCGCTCCAATAGTGGTTCCATCTATGGCTCCACCATTTATATCAACAGTTGGGATTGTTGTTGTTCCAGTAAATGTAGGACTTGCAATATCAGACTTAGTAGCTATTGCTGTTGAGATAGCATCAAACTCAGTCTCAAACTCTGTACCGCGAACAACCTTATTAGAATCACCACTAGAAAGAGAATCTTTAGCGGCAAAATCTGTGGACTTAGTATAATTAGCCATCAGCTACTCCATCCTAAAAAGAAGAAAGGGGGCCGAAGCCCCCACACTTATTAGGCAGAAGGAACTGCCATAACAAATCCAGCTTCAGGACGATACACCTGGACACCATAAAGAGTGTCTGCAGTGTACAGAGTAGACAAATACTCTTGCTTGTACTGAGTCTGAGATCTAACAGCCATCTGCTCTGCCATAATGACTGCATCATTGTGGAAAAGCAAAGCCGCACGAGTGTCAACACTAGATGCAGTGTTATCAGCCGCCGCCTCAATGGTTCTGCAGTTAGCGGAAACGTAAACGTCTACGCCATACAGATTACCAATCAAGCCATTATTGACTGTACCACCAGATACAAAGTCTGATGATACATACCGATCAATACCCATAATCGCTTTGCGCGTTGCGGGTGGAACGATCAGGTTACGGCCTTCCATTGGTACATTGTTGTCATCCATCTTCTGGATCATGTCGCGGAAAAAAGCATCCGTGAACTCGTCACCAGCTACCAGAGTGTCATCAGTGTATTGAGTGGTAGTGCCATTATCGTTGAAGAAACAACCAGTGTGCTGGTAATCAGTAGCAGCAGGGCTGAATACAACAGCACCACCATCACCAAAACCAGTACCAGCCGCATGAAGATCATTGTCAACCTGTACAGCCAAAGCATAACCCGCATCTTCAGTATAGAACTGACGCAGTGAGTTAAGAGCCTGCACTTCAACAATGTCCTCAATCAAACGCGAATACTCAAAGTGCCGATTAATAGTAATCTGCAACTCTGATTCAGTGTTTGCAATGATTGTTACCGCAGTATCAGCCGCCTTAGCGTTGGCATCTCCACGAGTAGGCTTAGGAACATGAATAACATCACCTTTCTTGCCAGTCATTGATAGACGTTTCACAAGAGGTGCCATCTTCAAGTTCTTTTGATATGAAGCAATAATTTCATCCGACCAAATTTCTGGGATGAAAGTGCCTGCTTCTGTTAGTGCCGTATTACCAGACGAGCCTGGATATGTTGCTGTAGCCATGAGTTATCTCCCTAAGGGCTAAATAACCCGACCTTCCTCATACGCCTTCAGGAATTCACCTGATCTTGCTTTGTACTTGTCGGGTTCGTTTATCATCATGTTAATAATGTCAGACCGACGATATGTGTTTCTTCGAACCCCGTCATTGCTACCTCTAGCCCCACCAGTTGAAGCAGTTTTTAATGCACGACTGCGTTGATTTTTCTCCGCTTCTGCGGTTTGAGCTACCATAGTTGCTCTCTCTTTGTAGAGAGAAAATAACTCATTAGCCGCTTCTACGTTGTACATTTGATCTGCTTCAACAGCCAACCTAGATCTAATTGGAGATGACTTTACCCACTCTTCAAACTTCGGATCAGACAAAATCTCGTCCATATCTGGATGTTGAGTTTGTAACTGATTTAATGCCGCTTGTTTTCTGTAGTTGTCAGTAATTTCCTCTGCCGCTTTAATCTTTGGATGGTTGTTAATACGACTATCAACAGCCTTAACAGGGTCAACAAAGAAGTCTACATCTTCATTTTCGTCTGTCTTTTGCTCTTGAGGTGCTTGATTAGTTAATTCCTTTTGGATGTAGTTATCAACAACATACTGTAACTCTTTGACTTCCTTCCTAGTCTCGCCTACCTCTGCACTATGTTTCTGAAAAACCTCTTCAGCTTCTTGATGCATTTTGACAAGATCTTTAATAGTCTTGCCACGATACTTCTCAGGAATTTCGTCATTTGATTCTTGAGGTTGTGGCGCTTCAGCCGCCTCAAACATATCCGGAGTTTCAACTTCTGTTGGCTCCACCACTTCGTCATTAACAAGTGTCGCTCTCGACATTATTTACATACCCCGCCTGTATTTGGGTTATGGGATTATCCCGCCCGTTAAGGTTATGGAGATAAATACTATGCACTTTCACGCATAGCCTCTCTTCCTCGTCGCCCAGCCTCTTCATGTTCTCGTACCCATTTTAAATGACGCCCAGGAAAATCACCTGAATGCCCATCAAGTACGCACTTAGTTGCTGAAACAACCTTCGTAGCTACAGCACCACAACCGCACCTAATGGTTGCACTGCTATCCTCTACAAATTCTTCAAAAATATGCCCGTTACGGCAACGAAAGTCAAATACCTTAATCATTAGCCTGTGTCAACTCCTCAAAACTTGCAAGCGTTGATCCTTCAAGATTAATAATATACGCCAAAACATTTATTTGACCTTTCCTAAAATGCAAATCATCAATTCCTTTTGTGGCTTCAACGCTATTTATTGCATCAGCATTGCTTTGAAGCTCTATCATTAACTGCTTCCAGCCATCTGATCTAAACATTTCAAAGAATTGAGCATAATAGTCCTCATCTTCTTTGGTCATGCCTTCTTTTTCCTTCTTCTGCCAGATGCTGTTACTGCATACTTAATAGCCTTTGGGCCTTTTTTCTTTCGCTTTGCGGCTTCTTTCTCTGCCTTAGTCATTTTAGCGGCAACTTTCTTTGGTCTACATGCAGGATATGGACGCTTAGAACCTTTGGCTTTCTTGCGACCGCAAGGTTTGCCGGTCTTAATATCAACCCATTCCTCTTTAAACCATTTAGTTAAGCCGCCCTTAGATTTAGGCATATGTGCCACCACGTTTTTTGTATGTCCTTACCAACCATGCATTAGCATATGCACTTGGATATACATCAAACTTCTTTTTAGCCTCGGCCTTTACCCGAGCATACAATGCTTTGTTCTTGGGTGTTGGGCTTTTGCTTTTCTTTTTGGTGGTTTTCTTTTTTGCCGGCATTATTTCTTAGCCTTCTTTTTAGCTTTCTTTTTTGTTGCTTTCTTTTTCTTTGGCTTCATATTTCCGTGATACATAACTATCTCCTATTTGCCTTTATGGACTTTCTGAACTTTAAAATTAGCAGACTGAGAAGCACCCTTATGAGGCTTGTACCCACCAGGGGGATTCTTCATCAACTTATATTCTTTACCATCTTTCATCCAATGATAACCTTTTGGTGCCTTTACTTTCATATCATCACCATTTTTTGCACGACCAATATCGTGCGCTTAGTTTATCCGGAGGGCTAGTATCGCACTTATGCCTTGCTCTAAAAGACTTTCTTCTAGCAGGCTGGTCTTTCTTGATAGTCATTTTAGCGTCACCAAATCTAATCAACTTGGTTTTATCACCTTTTTTAGCAACAACAACAAACTTTTTAGTAGGATGGCTAGGAGTTCTTTTTGGCTTGTTATAAGCGCTTACTCCCGCCCTTGCTAGTTTCGGGTCTTTCTTCTTTGTCTTTTTGGTTGTCATTGCTGTATCCCTTGTAATGCCTGCGGATTTTGCGTTGCAAGGTTTGCAATTTGCTCAACGTTTGCTGGCGTTCCTCTTTGAGCATTTTCTCTAGGTTCGCTATTAGTTCTTCTTTCGTCATTAGCTATCTGACGCTCTTTCAACAATCTATCAGCCAAGTCTAACCTTCTCTTAAACTCTTTATCATCCTCAGTACCATCTTTCATATTTTTGGTTACAGCATTAATTACATCTATTTGCAACTCTTGAGGCATAAGCTCACCCTCAATAATCATCTTAGCGGCTCGTGCCTCTGACTCTGCGGCCTGTCCATTCAATGCGGCTGTCTGACTTTGTTGCAATGCAATTTGAGATTCCTGTACTGCCATTGCCATTTGTTGCGCCTGAGGATTAGGCTCTCCCGCCTGTTGCATTGACGCTATTAACTCTTCTCTATTAGACAAGTTCATATTGTCAATAATGCTTTGTATCAAAACAGGATACATTGGACTATCTTGTTTCATTGTCTGAAGCAACTGAACAAGCTGAGTAACTTCATACTCTCTAGCAATAATTCCTAATGTGCTTGTAGCAGTAAACTTATAATCAGCAACAGGATAGTTGTCTGGATCAAACTGCATATACCTATGTGCAGCTTTTGTTACAAACGGCAAAAGAAAAGATTGCTGGAAGTTAATAAGAGTACGCTTATGGCGCTTGATAATAGCGCCGAGAGACATACTGATGCCAGCGGCCGTCGCTTCACCATTGACCTGACCTGCAATTCCAGCAGAATCAACCGCCCCTGTTGCCTGTTGAACCATCTGTTGTAACTGGGCGGCTTGACCAAACGTAATCTGGTTGACTTGTCCGAAGTTGAACGGCTGTAAGACTTCACGAGGATCTCCATTGGTTAAAATCATTTTCCCAGGTCTAACTTCTGGCTTAGCCCCTCTAGGGAGCCGTGTAGCGTCCACAGCAAGCATTGGGTGGATTGTTAGACTCAGGGCATCTATTCTTGCTCGAAGCTCTGTATCAAGCGCTTTTTGGCTGTTATAGCCTTTCTCACAAACACCACGACCCCAAAATCGCCCTGGAACCACATCCCAAGGAAATGCAACAACGGGCCGATCACCCATCATGTAAGGATTTGCTTCTGCTTTAAGAAGTGTTCCGCTATTAGCAATAACAACAACAGCCTCTACATACATAGACTTGTTATCTTCATCTATATCAACGCCCTCTTCTTCAAGAAGATCTCGTGGTACAAGTCCATAGTATTTAGTCAGCCTTACTTTATCGTCATTGTAAATTGCAAGATCTTGATCTGGTTCTAAGTTAGTATTAGCCGCTGCACTTTCAATCACACCTTCACGATATATGCCTTGCTCTTGAAGTAACTCAACACTGTGCTTGCTAACAAACTCATCAATAGCTACGCCATATGCATCTTCAACCGATGTGGCAACAGGATCTATCAAAAAGTTTTGCGGAAGAATAGGCTTTAGCTTTACTGCCACCCTGTCTCTAATTGTTACGCCTACAGCTTTTAACTCACCACCCATCATTGGCTGAGATGCAGGAGCCATTTCCTTTATCTCTTCCAATACAACCTCACCAATGCCAGTGCCATATACTGCTGAGTTAATTAGACACTCTGCAACAGACTTACGAATCTTGCAGGCTTCAAAATCCTCATCTAGCTTCTTCCTGAGAAAAAGCATATCAGTAGGGTCTTGATCTATGAGGTCATCAGAAATATCAAAAAACTTGCCACGACCAAATGTTGCTTCTTCTAACTCTGCAACATTCGATTCCACAGCCTGCTGTAACGCTGGGGATATAATTCTAGACCTTTCAGAAGCTCTTTGAGAATCTGCAGGATCCCATTGACCACGCCACAATCTGTAGTATTCATCAAAGTCCTCTTCATAGTTTGACTCATAGTAATCGCGCCAACTTTCACATTTGTGCATTACCCATGCTTCAATGCTTTCTTGAGCCAACAAAGGGTCTAAGGTGTATTCTTCTGCCATCTTAGTATCCTGCCACTACATCTAGGATTTCGTGGTCATCAATTTCGTATTCGTAGCTATAGGCTACCTGTGCCAACTGGTCTATATACGCTAAAGCATCAACCAAGTCATCATGTGTAAGGGTATCTGGAAACTGAAACAACTGATCCAGAAACCTACTATTCCATTCGCCCTGGTTTAATAGGATGTGTCCGTTTTCAAACCTCCCTTGGAGCGCCCACATGACACGATCAGTTTTCTTTTTGTTGCCATGAGTTAATTCTTCTACCCTAAAAAACGTACCATAGCGTTTCATTAGGTCACTCAATGGCGACATTACAGCCTGCTTTGCAATTCCTCTTTCAATCCCTACGCTAACAGGGCGGTAATCACGCACAGCCTGAAATATCTTCATGGCAGTTTC